TGTTACATCACCTACACAATATCCTGTATCCCAATATCCATATACGACATATTGGTCTGCAAAAGCCATCAGCAGTCCTCTGCGCCTTCGTAGTCGCTAAAAGTCTTTAGAACCTCGTAGATTGCTGGGATTAAATCACCCTTTAAATCTTCCATATTGATGTAATGTGCGTTTTCCTTGACTGTAGCCATGTTGCCATGCCTTGCCGACTCGTCATAATGAATAGCCACTTGGACTTGGATTTGGTCTTTAGTGCCAAAGAAGTTAGTGATTCTAGCGTAGGCTTGTGGGGCTGGTACGCCAAATTGGGTTTGAACTGCGAGCTTGAGTGCCATGTAAATCTCCTTAGTAAGTCATTTCGGTTGTGCGGATTTGGCAAACTGTACGAATAGTCGTTGCCGCTTGCCCAGTAAAAGTAACTTTTAAACCACCATTAGTCGTGTCTGCTGTTACTGCAATATCCCATGTTGCTGCGCCCAAATCTGCATAGGTAGAGGTTACTGTAGGAACTCCAACTAAAGCTGTAGATGCCGCATTAGCACCTCGTTTAATTACACCTTCAATAGTCCAGCCTTTAGTATCCCCACCAGCAGTCTTTCCTGATACAACTTCGCCAGTAAAGAAGTAAGCAGAGTTGTTAGGTAGTATTACTTGGTTTGTTCCACCAGCACCGCCTGTATCACTTGTTAAAACTGTTGCTGTGGCATCAGTAGTTTGTTTACCTAAAATAAGTAAAGCGGCTTGTGAAACTCCTAAAGTATTAGAAATTGGAATATAACAAGATGGAAATACTGTATATCCAGTTATGCCTCTTGTTGTCCCTTTAAAACCGCCAGCTACTGTTGAAACAGCAGAATTGGAAACATTATCTACGCCACCAGAAATTGTTGAATATGAATTGCTTGCATTATTATTTTGACCGCCAGCCGCTATTGAATACGCACCACTAGTAATATTAGTATTTCCACCACCAATTATTGAATAAAGCCCAGTTGCAGTATTTTTAATACCCCCGCCAACAGTTGACCAATCCCCACTAGCCACATTCCTATTAGCCGCAGTACCAGCATCACCACCACCACCGATAAATGAATAACTACCTGTAGCTTGGTTATTACCACCGCCTACTACTACTCCATGAGGAGTAAAGAAAGATAGAGTTGGAGTGCCTGTAGCTACAGCGTTTTGAGAAAGGGTAAGGCTTGTTCCTGATATGGCAGCTACATAGGTATTTGGAAAAGTAATACCTGTTCCAGTAATTAGCTGACCAACTTTAATGTTAGCGTTTGAACCTGACAAAGTAACTGCTGTTGAACCACTTGTAAATGATGTCGTTGCTTGTGAAGTAACAGCAGAACTTGATGTCGTTGAATTTGTAAACCCATTCCCAACAAAACCAAAATATCCACTAGCTGTATTAGTTTGCCCATTAACAACAGTACTATAAGTTATGTTAGCAGTATTATCAAATCCTGCGCCAATAAAACTTGTACCGCCTGATGCAACATTTCTTGCTCCATTAACAACTGCGGCTTGCGAATTACTAGCTGTATTTTGAAATCCACCACCTACAAAAGAATCTTCCCCGCTTGCTGTGTTTCTTCTACCCGCCCCAATAAACGCTTGTGAACCACTAGCTACCCTTGCAGCAGTATCTCGAACCATTTGAAAATCAACAGCATTAGCACCCCTAGCGTTACCACCTGCTGTAGAAGATGTAGTAGCTTGTGCTTGTAATGCTCCTGTTCCTGCTGGTTGTACAAATAAAGCACCATTAGACTCTAGTCCAATAGTAGATACCCCACTAAAGGATAGGGTAGGAGTTCCGTAGATTGCTGTAGTGGTTGTGGGGATGTAAGTGTTGGCTGTTGAGCCTAGTTCAAGCTGTGCGCCCCACAAAAATACTGTTTCTGTTCCAGTTGCAGTCCACGATTCTCTACGAACAGCAGAAGCAGAAGAAACCATACATAAACTAACAAATGTAACTGTAGATGATGCGTATTCTACGGTGCAACGATACCAATCATTACCAACAGATGTAATAGAAGATGTAACTGAAGCTGCTTTTGTTCCAACAACTCCAAGACCTAAATCAAAATTAGCAAATGGAGTTGCATCGCCTAAAAAACAAAGTTGAAAATAATCGTGCGTTCCTTTTTTAAGGAAAATAGATAATGTTCTATTTGCGCTATTTACCGCAATACTTTGTGTTAAATCGTGAAAATTAGTGGTTGCTTGTGCTGTTAATGTGTCTGCTGTTAATGTACCGTCAGGTGCAATTTGCGTATTTGCTGTGTCAGTTGTTGCCGTGTTTGTCCAGCTAGTAGTAAAGTCCTGCGATTGCAACAACAAATTCTGCCCAGTTCCCCTTAACACTCCTGTCTGTCCTGTAATCGTAGTAGCGTTTACAGATGATGGGGTAGTAGCACCGATAGTAGTGCCATTGATTGTGCCACCTGTGATGGCTACTGCTGTGGCGTTTTGGGTAGACATTGTGCCAAGACCCGTAATGTCTGTGCTTGGTACAGTTGCAACAGCCGTCATTGCACTTGTGCCGTTACCCTTTACATAACCTGTCAGGGTGCTTGCCCCAGTTCCACCATTAGCTACATCTATAGTCCCAACTAAGGTATGGTCAGCGTTCCAATCACTAGGACGAACTAAACTTGTATCGGTTGTGTCAGGTATTGTGCTGACTTTATTATGCTTGACTGTTATAGCCATTACTGTACCCCGATTATTTTGCCGTCTTGACCTCTAACGACTTGTTTAGGTTGGCTTAATCGTTCTATTAAAGCACCTAAAGTAGCAGTCATGTCTTGATTACCTTGGGCAATAGCGTTAGCTATAGGGGCTAGGGGATGTTCTTGAACCTTGAGCATATCCTCATCCATTGTGTAATCTTCAGCGATTCCCTCGCCTGAATCTACGCCAGCAGAGATACGAGCCGTTTCAATCTTAGCCCCGTTATTAATGTAAGCCAATAGAAGTTGGGTGTTACGCTCAGTCATCATCTTCATCTGAGCTAACTTCATCTCCATCTCTCTGTCTTGAGCATTACGCTGTTCTTCCAATTGGAACTTAAGTTGATTCTCTTGAGCCTGATATTCTTGTTTAGCTTTCTCAAATTCAATATGAGCAGCCATCTTTTGTTGTTCAAGTTGGGCAGTAATCTGAGCCTCGGCTTGTTTCGCTTGAGTTTCTGCCGCCATTTTTTGTTGTTCCATCTGCGACTGCATTTGGAGTTTCTGAATCTCAATAGGTGGTGGTTTAGGTTGGCCTTCCATCGCTTTAGCCTTATTTCTAAAATCATCGGCAGTTTCATCAATCAACCCTTCCATGCCTTTACCAGCCTTAAATGCTGTGACACCAAACTTTAACATTTCCATCAGTAATGGGGTAAGTTCGGGGGCTTGGGTAGCTACTGGCAAGGCTTGGTTCATAAACTGGCTAACTGCCGTTAAGAACTCAACTCTGTCTTGTTTCTCTTGTTGCTCATCTTGGTAAATCATTGAGTCGCTAGTGACTTCAATACGGAAATTCTTAGCGGGTTCGTCTTTTAATAGTTGTAAGGCTTGGGGTACTAACTGTTGGTCTTGTGGGCTTAGTTGCATTGCACCACTAATCTTAACAATCGTATCGTCAGTAAAGTGCCTACAGATAATCTGAGCCTTAATACTTAGGAGTTCAGTAGCAAAGTCTACGACTGCGTGTTGCATGGTTTTGAGTCTACCAGCAGCGTTATTGGACTTAATAATCTGAGCACCAAGCGTTTCATTGGGGTCGGTCTGACCTCGTTGAATGTCAGCAATACCCATAATCTCGTAAATCTGACCCTTAACTTGTTCCATTGCTTGATAGCACATGGTTAGGGCTTGGGCGATTGGAGTTATATCTACTAGGTCAATAGCCCCTTTCATGCCTTGTTTCTCAGCAAAAGCAGCCCAGTTCTTAACAGGTATTAGGGTATTGTTCTCACCCTCAGAGAATAGGCGGGACAAGGCAGGTTCGGCAGCATCATAAACACCCCGTACTTTCAAGGCATTAATAAAGCCATCTATGCGGTTTGCCAGCGTGTCTAATTGATTAGCTTGGTCTTGGTATAGAACAAAGTCAGGAATTGGCTCTAGGCTATCTGTAGTCAGCGTAGCGTACATTGGCTTAGGACATGGGAAGAAACCTTCTAACTGTAATGGGTCATCCTTTTCGTCAAGAATCTCACCCATTGACTTGCTAACCCAAAAGACTTTGCCTTGTTCTTTATCCCAAATCTCATAGATACAGGCTTGGAAATGCTCGGCAGCCATCTGTTTTTGTGCCCATTTATCGCTATCAGGCTTGGTGTCTAGCGGAATCTTACCGCCTAATTCGTCACCAAAGCGGTCAATTAAGGCTTGACGGCCCATATAAACTTTACGCCATATAGCCGTTACTTCTTCCCAAGTACGAGCAACAGTATGACCAAAATCACGCCAATGGACATAATCAACTGGGGCACACTCATATTCAATTCGTTCTTGCGACTCCACCAGTTCAGCGTTTTCCGTTTCTGCTTCATCGGCATCCTCTGTAATCTGTACTCCATTACCTACATCTTGACCTGCTAAACCTGAGTTTAAGTCGTTTTGCTCTGCAACAATATGTGGCTCATAACGCACCCAAGCCGTACCTCTACCGCCTAAAAGTCGGTCTAAGACTGCGTTTTCCATTGCGGAGCGGTAGTCATGGTAATGCTCAACCTCGTACTCTAATGCCCGTTCTAGCATCATAGAAGCGACTCGACCTACTGGGTCGTTATCTCTGAACCTACGGCTTACATCAGGGCGTGGCAGTCTAGCAAAGATAGCGGGTCTAATAGTTTGAACATTTGACCAAAGGATATTAAAGCGAGCATTAGGGTTATTCCTAGTACGGCTGTCATCTCGATAACGCTTAATGATTCGGGGAACTCTTGCTTCCCATTCCCTAAATGACTTGTCATACTGGGCAATGGTGTTATACCAATCCTCGTAAGTTTTATTAAGCGTATCGTGCATACTTATTCCTAGGTAAAGTTGCCAATTGCTACTACTTCAGCACCAGCACCCGTTGTTATCTTCCAAGCACCATTAACTGATTTAGTGTTGACTTCTACAGAATAGACACCGATTGCAGTATTGGCGGCTACTAATACATGGGATGTAGTGTTGTCTAACAAGGACACAGTTCCAGTAGCTGCTGTAGTAACTGTAATAATTAAACGATGTAAATAATCACCTGTTGCACCTGTTGTTCCTAATACTTGGGCGGTAGCTGATGCGGCTACATGTTCATATTTAAAGCCATAACTGGCTGCGACTTCAGGCATTTTAGATTCTCCTATCTTGGGTTTTGGGGGTGGATTTCCACATTTCTTCTAGCGTAACTTCATTCTGTCCAACACTAATGCCACGCATCGGTTGATTTTGTTTAATAGTGTCTGCTTCATCTTGCCAAGCCACAGCCAACATTCTGAAAGCGTCTGAACCATGACTTGTCCAATCATGGCGAGGCTTATCTCGAAATACTTTCTTATCTTCATCGTATTCCCTTTGGTACTGACGCAAACATTCAATGCCCTCTGAACACTTCATGGCATCAAACCAAGTCCTAGCTAATGCCATCCTTGATGCTTGTATGCCGTCTTGTAATGACAGATTTGGAACAATTTTAAACGATTCTTTAGGTAATTTGTCAAAAATTTGCTCAATTATGCTCTTTCCACCACTTGCCAAAGTCTTTGCTCTAGCGTCATGCGGTAGCCAATGTGTGCCATATTCGTATGGTCGTTCTTTAATTTGGTTAGCATAATAAGGAATAGGTTGCCCATGTGCTTCATGGTAATCCAATACCCGTATTTCTCCATGTACGACTTGATACCACCAAATAGCCGTAGCATCGTTAAAGCCCAAGTCCCAAGCCGTATGCACAGGAAACATGGGGTCGCACTCAACCTTATCAATACGCCCTGCATCGGTCAATAGTCGCATCTCTGTGCCGTATATAGCCCCTAGTATGGCAGCTTCAAAGCTACATTCAAACTCTTGCTGATACTGGTCAATGGTCATCAGCTTTAATGCGTCATCTAGTTCTTCTTGGTCGATGATTTTGGTTTGACTTGCCCGTAAGACTTTGGAATACCATTCATTAGGGTTTAGCGTGGCGTATTGGTATATGTCGTAAAAGGTATTGTGACCTTTAGGAGTACCAATAAACACCGCCCAACCCCGCCTATCAGATAGCAATGGGCGTATAACCTCACCCCATAAACTAGGCTTTGTGTCAGCCAT